CCATGGATCGTGCTACGGTATGCGGGTTCTTTTCACACAAGTTCGCAGCTGGGTGACTTGAACGGCCTAGGCGACTAGGCAGCTCCGCAACTTTGCCGCTTGGGGAGTTTTAGTTTTGGTGAATCTCCTGGGGGGTTCAGCAAAGCCAGAGCTAACGGCTTAGGGGGTCTTCGGACCCCCTTTGTTGTGTCTATACGGGTGTCCGCTATCGCTCAACTGCCGGGAACTGGTGGCCAGGTCACGTCCCAAGGGAAGCCGGCTTGCTCGGGCACCATCCGCAGGGTTTCGCGGTACAAAGCCCAAGCAACTTTGGCGTCAGCATCTAAAGGGCTGTCAGGAAGCTGGGTCCAGTCGCACTCGGCTAGACGGCTATCCCGGTCAAGGCGGACACTTTTGGCTTCCGATTCGGTGCGAGCGGCGATCTCCTCAGCCGATGCGTCAACTTCAGTCCATTGCTCAACCCAACTGCCATCTACTTCAACTGCAGTACGCTCCAGATCCTTGGTGTGGTCGTAAGCGGGCTGGTTTGTAGGTGTGACTGGAAAGACGTTGTAGTCAGCGGCTGTTTCATCACTGATGGTCTTCGGCCAACTGACGTTTCTGTTGTCACGTTTCAGGTCGGTAAGGGTATAGGGATACCGCTCGACCGCGCCTTGTTCGTTGAGCTTGACGTAAAACATCAGGATGCCTCCAGTTCGGCAACTTGCTCGGCAATTACATCACGAATGATAATCGCCTTGAGTTGCTCAGTCTGGTTTTCTTGCAAAAGCTGTTCCAGCCTTGCCTTGAACTCGACCATTGCAGGATTGTCTGCATAGTCTTTTTCGATCTTACGAATTGCAAGTTTGAAGTTATCAATGTTGACTTGATAGCCAAAAATTTCTTCGTCTCTGATAGCGATTTGCGGCTGAAGCGTTTCGAGCTTGTTCATGGGAGAGTGTGTGTGTGGGGGGTTAATTGGTGAATCTTACACCGCCAAACTGCTCATAGCTGCCTGAGTATTCATTGGATGGGATTGGGTGAGCGGTGCCAAAACCTGAAGACGAAAATTCGTATACAACGCCTTTGACAAAATTGTCGGGAACATAATAGTTGTAGTTTTGCAAGCCAACTCCAGCCACAGCGTCATTGTTTGGCGTGAAAGCAATATCGGCAACAGTATTACCCCAGCCAGGGTTAGGCTCATACTTGCTCCCAAAACCGCCGGACCAATCATATACTACAAGGTTATCATTGGTTGCGACTCCAACATAAGAGCCGTCAGGGCTAAATTTAACTGAGTTGACAATATCGCCTGGGCTGCTAGAGGGATTTGTGAGATAGGATCCAAATCCGCTTGAATTAGACCAGTTTAATGCTTGCAGATAGGGTGAACCACTTAAGCCGACAGCGATATAATTGCCATCTGGCGAGAATGCGGAACAATTACAGTATCTAGTGTGACCTGGGTTGCCGGGATAAGAGTACCTTGTGCCAACTCCCGATGATGATGACCATGTATAGACATCGTGGGTCGACAACTGATTTTGATAGGTGGCGAAGGAGATAGCATTCCCCGTCGGGTGCCAGGCAATATCTTGGCCTCTATAGCCGCCCGGCCATATGCTAAAAGGCATGTCTGCATACTTTGCGCCAAATCCTGAAGAAGACCACTGATAAACGTTGAGATATGGAACCTGACCTATAGTGCCGATTGCAACCGCGTTGTCACTTGGATGAACCGCAACACATTGACTAGCTTGCCCATTTGACGGAGGGAGCGTGGATGGATTTGCATACTTAGTGCCTACACCTACACCAACGGTGTAGCTATAGGCTGAAATAAACGGGGAATCTGCGTGTCCAAGAAAAACAGCAGAATTATCTGAAGTCACTGCTATGTCGTAACCTCGGTCCGGTGGCAGAGTTGATGGACTTGTATATCTTGTCCCAAGACCTGTTGATGAATCCCATGGGAAAGCGCATACATACGGCGGTGATGTGCCTGAGGCAAGAATGTCATGGATACCTGGACCGCCTGCTCCAGCAGCTCCAAATGCAATTCGAGTTGTGATCGGATCCATCAGTTATCAGGTGGTGTAATCGACGAGGGATGCACCACGGAATGTAGTGCCGCCGTCATCTGTCACAAACAAAAACAGGTGGGTCTTGCCATCCGTTAATGTTGGAGCCGTATCTGCCGGCCACTTCACTGATGCCGGCCAAGTGATCGCAACGCTCGCTCCAGTGCAGTTTACCTCAAGGGTGAAAGAATAAGCGCGGCTGCTAGGCACATTACTAAAAGTGAATGTGCTTGACGTTGAGATGCTCTTGGTGAAGTAGTTGCCGGTGCTGCAGTCAATATTTAGCGCCCCAACCGCAACAACTGTCTGTGCATAAGTACCGGCTAAATCGAAATCTGTGTTAGCTGCGGCACTGGACTGTCCAACAGCCAGAGTTGAGGTCGTCGCAAAACTACCGGATGTACTTATGTTGCCGCTTGTGATTGCAGTGCCACTGACCTTTCCAGCAGTGCTAATAGTTGCCAGTTTTGTATCGGCAATTGCTGCCCCAGCTGCAATCTTTGCGTCTGTAACGCTTCCGTTTGCCAACGTAAGCGTCACTGACGTTGAACCGCTACCCGTGGCATCACCGCTGAAAGTGATTGTTTGGTTGCCCGTTAGGTAGGTAGAAGTATCTAAAGACCAAGTGTTTGCTGCTGTCTTTCGTAGAATTCCGTTAGTTCCGCTGAGTGCAGCAATAGCATCTAGATCTGCGTCATAAGCCTGGACTGTGGTCCCAACAGAGCCACTTGTTAGATAAGTAGTAGTGTCTAAAGACCAGGTGTCTGCTGCTGTCTTTCGTAAAATTCCGCTAGTTCCGCTAAGTGCAGCAATGGCACTCAGGTCTGCATCGTAAGCCTGAACCGTACTTCCAACAGAACTAGTTGTTAAATAAGTAGTAGTGTCTAATGACCAAGTATTAGCTCCTGTCTTGCGTAAGATTCCGTCAGTTCCGCTGAGTGCGGCAATAGCGTTTAGGTCTGCATCGTAAGCCTGAACTGTAATTCCAACAGAACTAGTTGTTAGATAGCCGCTGATTGTTTGTCCGGCAGCAAATGCGATTGTGCCGGTCATCGTTCCACCGCTCTTCGGTAGAGCGGCGTTTGCTAAGTCATACGCAGACTTAACAGAATTTGGAGTGGCTGCGGTTGTGGTGCTTGTGCTGCTTGTGTTGTCGGTAAGTTGAAGCGTGCCACGAGAAGCTGTGGTACCCGCTTGAATTTTTGTACCGGCAATGTTTGCACCACTTGCAACTTCTGCGTCGCTGACACTTCCACTGGAGAGAGACAGCGCTACAGACGTTGTGCCACTGCCAGTCGCATCACCGGTAAATGTGATTGTTTGATTACCGGTTAAGTAGCTTGTTGTGTCCAGCGCCCAGGTATTAGTTGCAGTCTTTCGCAGTAGACCGTTTGTCCCAGCAAGCGCTGCGATTGAAGTCAGATCCGCATCGTATGCCTGAACGGTGCTTCCAACAGAACCAGTAGTTAGATATCCGCTAATAGTCTGGCCGGCAGCGAATGTAATCGTTCCGGTCATCGTGCCACCGGACTTTGGCAGCGCCGCAGCGGCTAAGTCATACGCCGATTTGACAGCGTTGGGAGTTGCTGCAGTCGTTGTGCTAATGCTCGATGTGCTGTCCGTCAGCAGAGTAATACCTTGGACAGTCGTGCTAGCCGGCGGAATGGACTGGTTCACCCAGATGGCGCCGTCGTAGGTCAGAACTTGACCAGTGCCAGGCGTTGTAATCGTGACGTCTGTCAGCCCGTCAAGGCTCGAAGCGCCGCCACTACCACCATTCAGGGTGTCGATACGCTCCCAGCCTTGGGCAACACCTAAACAAAGAACCCAGTCCCCTGGGTCGTAATTCACGCCAGGCGTGACCCCTGTGCCATTGCCTGCAGTTTCAGAGACAAAATAAACACCCGTCAGCTGCTCAGTCGCTACTGGGATCACGTCCCCAACGCTGAAGCCAGCGTCTGCGCCGAACTGGGTCAGGACTGTGATCAGGCCGTTCGTTGCATCAAACAGACCGCAGAAGCGCAGGTTCTGCTCAGACAGTGCGCCGACACCGATCGGGACCCAGACGTTGCCGTCCCACATCCTGATCTGCTGGGCCAGCGGGTTCAGCCACAGTTGGCCGTGGAAGTGGTCCGTTCCAGTCGGCTGGGTGTCTTGGATGTAAGCCGTCGAGTAATCAGCGAGCTTTGGCGCATTGATGCTTCTGTCAGCAGTACGAGAAGGGTCAAAGGTCCCCGTGCCGATCTTCGATGCATCCAGCGTCGGGATGTCAGTAGAAGCCAGCGCCAAGCCCTGGGTGATATGACCCTGAGCGTCAAAGGTGACCTTTGTGGCAGTGCCTGCAGCCACGCTGTTTGAGTGCGACAGCGTGCCGCTAATGCTCGTGAATTGCGAGCCGAGAGCAACCGCACCAACGGAAACGCCAGTCGCTAACGGGAGGTCACCTGATTGAATCTCGCGGCCATCGGTGACAAGACCGTTGGCGTCGTATGTGACAACCCCAAACGCTGTCGACGGCGTTACGGCGTTATCAATCTCTAGGCGAGTGCCATCGACCTTCAGACCAAAACCGTTGACCGTGATCGCACCCTGCGTGGTGCTTGTCGCGGTCGGCAGGTCACTGCCAACGATGATCCTGTAGTTGACCGTTCCAGCGCCACCTGTTGGGCCTGCAAGGAACTGGGCCGCAGACGTGGTGTTCTCAAGGTCAGCACTCAGCTCAATGCTGTCGCCAGTTACGACGCCCGCAATGTCAATCGGGCCAGTCGTGTTGTTGTAGGTGAGGGTATTGACTGATCCTGCAGCCTTGAACGCATCCCAGGCGCTGCCGCTCCAGACGTAGGCCCTGTTATCAGTATTGTTGACCGCTAACTGCCCGATATAAGCACCGCTCGCAGGTAATCCCGACTGGACGACGGCGCTGCTGTTGCTCGCCAGCTTGGCTGCAGTGACCGACCCATCGGCTAGCTCAGTGGTGCCAATCGAGCCTGGTGGAGTAGTTAGTGAAACCTTCGCTGCTGGGATGCTGCCGTCATCAATCAGCGCAACGCCCGCCTGGACGAGATCCTTGGCGGTTATCTTCTTGGTTTCGCTTGCGCTTAGATCCGCAAGCGGCAGGGGGTCTGTCGCCGCTAGCAACGAGCCAGCCAATGCTGGCAGCTCTGAGATCTTGAGATCTGCCACTTAAAAACCCAACCCAGCTGCCCCAGTCTAGGTTCAGTCGCTCTCTAGCTCTAAATGGTAGTCGCCGGTCTCTAGGAGAACTGCGCTGCTGTCCTCCTGCAGAAGGTATCTGGGGACTGCGCCGGTCCGTAGACGAATGGGGCCACTTGTCACAAAGTCAACGGTCGAGCGCACAGGTTCTGATGCTGAGAACGCCATTGCGACATTGGTGATAACGCATTTCGCCTCCCACCAGATCGCATCGTCTATCCCGTAAGAGTTGCCGCCATCAATCGCAGCACGACCAGGAGCTTTCAAGAAAAAGCGTCCATCAAAACTCGCGCCTTGCTGAGTGCGCATCACCAGCTGCGCTAAGTAGTGCGAACGCTCTGCACCAGTATCACCTTCGGTGTTATTGCAAGTCGACGCCTCGTAATCCCACAAGCAGTTCAGCTGGCCTTGCCCGCTGATTAGACCGCTGGAGAAGTTAGTGCGGAACTCTTCCCCCAGACTGGTGAGATCCACCGTCTCTCGTGCCGTTGTCATCGAGTAGTCACTGACTTGTGCGATGCAGCGATACAAGCTGTTTCGCGTCACCGCGTAAATCGGGATGCTGCGCGACGGGACAACCAGAGGCAACGCATCCGCCTCCTCCCCGTTTAGTGCACTGGCGAAATCGTTATACAAACGCACCCCACCCGCTTGATCGACGTTGCAATACCACCGACCATCGGGATAGACGTGGCCATCGACCAGTTCGAGCGTGCTCCCATCCTCTGTGTAGATCTCAAGCTGATCGCCCGTGATAATCGAGTCGACCTCGAAGTCAAAGCTGAACCGCTTGCGTGCGACATTCACGTCATCTGGGTCAAGCGTCGACACCAACTTCGTATTGAGGCCCTCACGCTTTAGTTCGACGTAGCCGCTATCCCCCAGGTAGATCGCCATCAGATGTTCACCTCAGTGGGTGCGCCGTTGAACTCAAACGCGATATCAGCAGACAACACCTCACCGACCGACATCGCCAGGGCGGCAGAGGTGATGATCGCCTCTCCTTCGATGTACTTGCCGCCAATCGTCTGGTCTTGAATTTTGAGTCGCAGGGTCACGCGCTCAGACTCAGGAGCAATCCCTTCATCAGCGCCGACTGTCCGAGCTTTGATCAGCTTCCTCAGCAGAGTGCTGGCATCATTCCCTGAGTCGTCGGCGTAGTACCAAAGGGCGCAGCTGCCGCTATGGCTGCGGATACCCTCTGTCACCGTGCGGTCTGTATCCGCCAAGCTGGTGGTATCTAGCGTCGCCTGTGTCGCGCTATAACTCCAGCTCCGCACACGCGCAGCCTCTTGGCCATCAATTAGCAGGCGTCCGTCGGTTCCTGAATAGAACGCCATCAGAAGACACCCACAAGCGATACAGACACGTTAGAGACGCCAGGCCTGACGTTCTCGATCGTGGGTGGTGCGTCATAACGCCACCTGTTCCCTGAACCCTGCCCTGTAATTACAGAGGACGCCCCATCCCATCCTGCAGAAACTGCTGTGTTGCCTGTCAGGTCAAAGGTTTCGAAGGTGCCCTTCACCGACTCAAAGTGCTGGAAGAACAGCTCAGCCTCGGAGTCACTGATGTTCTGATACGCCAGGCCAAGCTTCATCTGCGTGCGGCGGTTGCCATACAACAGCCGAACCTCTGCACCGTCCTGCGCGTTGTACGTCTTTACTGGCCAGCCGCCTGGGTCGATCTGTCTGGAGCTGGGTCTGATTTCGGGGTAGTTCATCACTCAATAATCTCGAATAGGGATTCGTCGAAGACGTCAGCCACAATCACACTCCTATTGTCGGCGGTTGTTGGGTGGTGACTGCCCTTCACCTCAACCAAGCCGTCCTCATCCAAACTCACCTCTTCAACTTGGTAGTAGTTGCCGCTGGTCGTTGTGTTTTCAACCGAGAACAGAACACCCCACATCGACTGGTCGGCAACACGGCCATTACTGATCACCAACGTTCCAGTCTCCACCTGATCGCTGCCCGTGCGGTACAGGTTGACGCTATAGGTCCCATCAGCGATCGAGGAGAACGCCTGGACCGTTCCGTCTGACAGCACTACCCCGTTGTTATACATGCTGTAAGGGCTTGAGGCCGTCTCCACGCGGATTAACGCGCCAGGGGCGATGTTGGCTTGGTCTGGTGTCGTCTTGAAGGTGACGACATGGGTCACTCGACGACGCAGGGACATCACATAACGCGCCGCCAGGTAGGCGTGATGTTTGGTAGTGCAGAAAGAACTCATGTCGAACGCTTCTTCCACGCTGGGCTGCGCGTCGCTCTCGTCTGCCCACTTCACAAGGAACGATTCGTTTAGCGGTGAAACGTTGCGCTCGGAACTATTGCGCCAGGTCATCGCTGCACGCATCTGCAGACGCTCCTGACGCTCTATGACTCCAATGTTGAAGCTGCCCTCGATGATGTTACCTGAGCTGAACATCGCCACGGGCACCAGTGCGCCGTGGATCACGTTGCCTAAGTCATCAGTAGGCAGTGCAGGTTCAACCGTAAACCGCCCATTCTTAACGACAAAGTTGCTCAGGCAAAGCGGGCCGATTTGACCCATCCACTGCCGCAGATTGATACTCTCTGCGACGACGCCATTGAAGAAGATTCGATTCCGGATGCAGAACTGAGCTGTCCGATGAAAACCTTCCTCGTCGATCATCCGAGGGTCAATAATGTTACCCAGCCCTGCACGCTTATCCGTCAGGAGGAAGTAGAGCAGGTCGCTGAACTTGTTACCAGGGCCGACAGTGTCGTTTCCACCAAAGCGTCGAACGCTGACCCCGTTCTGCACCCAAGCTGAGATCTCGTTAATTGTCCTGAAGTTCGTGCCAGAACGCAAGACAACACCCATTGTCGTCAATGCCTCAAACTCTGGTGGCGCAGGATCCTCGGCCAGGCTCTCGTTCACATAGCTGATGATATGTTCAGGACCGCTATCGTTACTCTTCGAGATCTCCTCATAGAACGAGGTATCTGCAATCTTGTTACTCTTCTCGAAATTACGGGAAGCCTCTGCAGGTGTCCCAGGAACGAAAACAAGGTCGACATTGGTTATCCGATACCGTGCGCCGTACTGATGACCAAATGCTTGACCCGACGGGATGTCGTCAAACGTGTCGCCGACGGACCAGCCCACGCTTCCATATATCAATGGAGTTCGCAAAGACTGGTAGTCCCACACCCACCCGTTCCAGTTCGTTGGGTTTTCGGGGTGGTACTTGGTCGAAGCCACGATCTCAACTGTGACTGACCTGCTCCCCTCGGTATAGGTGAAGGTCGTGGCCCTTGTTTGATTTTGGTAGAGGCTTGGGTTCCCCAGCCTGTAGTACAAGTACCACTGAAGACGGCCTGTAGAAACACTGGCGGGCAGGTAGTCGTAGATCTCAACGGCAGACGCAGCGTCTTCGTATCTGTCCTGACCTTGAGGGCTGCCCTGTGTCGTTAGCTCCTCACTATCAAGCAGCTCGCCGACCGCTCGCTTTTTGCCTGTGACCGTAATCCGAAACTCCCCATAGGTTGTTGTGTAGAGGTCGCTCAGGTAGTTTTCAGTCGAGTGCGTCAACTCCCAGATCGTATCTTCAGGCGAAAACAGATGCTGCAGCATCGCTCCTTGAATAGGGACGAATTTGTACTCCATCTGCCGCGGCTCTGAAGTCTTGATCCTGATGTAGTTAAAAACGCTAGTCGGTGAATTGTTGAGGATGCAGAACTGTTCGTTGATATTTGCCCACGCGCAGGGATTACCAAGTTCATCCCCACCAGCAGGGCGCACCAAAATCGTCCAGGCTGAAACCCTGTCGATGTAACGCTGCTGGACGCCACTTTGTACGCCAATCTTATCGTCGTCGTACTTCCTCAGCTCACTAGGTGACGGCAGGCTGGGGAAGTTGCAAAGGTTATTGAGCTGCTGATAAACCTGGCTGCGAATACCGAACTCTGTGCACTCGACCTTCCTTGTATTCCGGTAAGACGCAAGCCCCACACGCATCAGTGGGAAGTTCAATGGGCCCAGGTCGTACGGAGGGTCATCCACACCCTCAGAAATGATGGGGTTAAGCAGTGCGTTCAGACCTGCGATCCTGATCGTCGAACTGCCGTTCGTCCCTTCAATGCAGGTCAGCGTGTAGTAAGCGTCGCGGTACTCAGGCGGATTAAGGTCTCGATTGCCGCGCTCCCAAACATCAGCAGGACGCTCACTGACCTGGAAGAGCATCCGACCAATCATGAAGGTCTCGCCAAGCTGCAGCGCATCATCTGCCAGCTCACCCAGACTGGCAATTCTCTGCTGCACGTCGTCCATTCGAACGTCGCCCAGATCCACTAGGTCGAGGTCCTTGATCAAATAGGTGACGTTGTCGCCTACCTGAACGTCGACATAAGTGGGGTTCTGATAGGTAACACCGTTGTGAGCGAACAGGCCTTGGCAAGAGGAATACAGACGACCCAGGCCGCCCATCCCATCCTCAAGACCCGATTCTTGCTGACCGACAATCTTGGACCTTTCATTCCTATTTCTGTCACGCGCTGCATCCTGTGAAGGCTCGTAGCTATGCGCCCACGGGATAATCTTGAAGTTCACCTTGATCGCTGTGCCGTTATACAGCGGGGCATAGGCTCCGAACTCGGTCGAGTTGCTAGGCAGCACTGACGCCGAGTGACCACGGTCTGCAGGTAAAAACGCAGTCGGGCAGGAGAAGATCTCCTCGTTCTGGTCAGGGTTGCCAGCTGTTGCGTCACCTTGCGTACCAGCAAACAAGTCAGCCCTTGTGATCCGATTGCCGCCTTCCTCGCTGCTCCAATACAGCGCGACGTTGTGCTCACTTGTCCCGTCCAGGGCGTTGTTGCCGATATAGACGCCCTCAAGCTGCGGGGCAGACACGCCGTACTCCCCAACGACATACATGCCGCGGAAGCCCTGATAAGTGCCGTAGCTCAGCATCCGCGACCACACCAGGGAAGGTGTGATAAAAATGCCGCCGCTTAGCTCTTCAAGTCCGTCGACGCTTTGGGTCTGCCACCTGCCAAAGACGATCGGGATTCGTGTGTTGTACTTGGTCAGTGGTGCGCTACCGCCCAGACCTTCTGTCTGGTTAAAGCGAGACCGCCCCGAAGCACTATCCAGCGTCACGCTGCTGCTTTCGTCGCTCTGCTGCTGCTGCTGCGTCTGAGGCTGCCTTGGTTTGGGCGCTAAAAAGTAGCTGGCGGCTGTGGATGCAACCCCGACAACCAGCGAAATAATTGCGATTGTCGTCGCAGTTGCCTGGACGTCAGGGATGCCCGCATACTCAGCAGGCCGTAGCCCTGCGTTCTTTTTAACTTCTTCCTGGAAGTATCGGTACTCGTCTTCTGTGCAACCGATCAGGGAGATCAGCTCACGCTCAAACGGGAGGAGTGGCGAAACGTAGATCTGATCTGCGGGACGGCGATAGGGCACCAAACCACCCGCTCGCTGAGGCTGCTGATACACAAAATCCCGCCTTGCCATGTAACTCCGAACGCGGCGTGTCCGCCCATCAGCAGACTGACATCCCCATCGTAGGCAGGACACTCGACACGCTTCCCCCAGGTCAATAACGCACGGCAGATCGGCACTGTTGGATAGTCGTACCAGCTGGCCTGAAGCGGTGGAGTGGGGATCCCCAGGTCCTTCAGGACGGCATAGACCAGATGGATGCAGTCGATCTCGCCATCAGTGCCGTCGGCCCCGAAGCGATACCTAATTCCGATAAAACGCTCACAACCCAAAACTGCTGCTGGTTGGTAGACGCCCCACCAGAGCCCTGTGCATCACTCGAATGGGAACGTTTCCGTCTACAGCGTCCAAGACGGTACTGAGATCTAGGTTCAACGTGGTGTTGTCCCAGCCCCCGCCGGTCACCTGTCCGAAATACTCATAAAGCAGGGTCCGCTGGGACGCATCAGAGGGCTTCATCAGGTAGACCTCAACATCCGCTAGCCATGACTCCTCTAGCGCCTGCGTCGCCCAGCTACGGCTTAGCTCGTTGTTAGGGAACACCAGCGACGCGATCAGATTGTCGCCCTGCCTGTTGGTCGTAGTCCCGCTAAAGCCAAACGGCATAAACGACCGCCCATCGACGGTCTCACCGATGAAGAAGTTCTGAAAGAACAGCTCCGTACCGGCTGTGCGGCTGCTCAGCTTGAGGAAGTGACCTATCGCGTATTCCATCAGATACCAACGCGACGACGGGTAGAAGCCGACATCTGAAGCTTACGCAGAGCACGCGCTTCGCCAAGCTGGCCGCCCTGAGCGGCTGCCGCCGCCATCGACGCTTCGAGCTGTTCACGGTCCACCCATTCGCGGTCCATGAACTTTGTCGTCTGAAAGTTCATACTCAGATTGACACCACTACCCCCACCTCCACTTTCGCCTCCCTCAGATGGGATAACAGAAGAGCCACGCTTGCCTGCGTTCCAGCGGGTCATTGCGCCGTTCATTTTGCTCGCCGGAATGATGTACTCGCTTTGCCCGCCTTCGCCGACGATTGCGTTGGTTGGGCCGGTGACGTAGCCGCCTTCGGCGAATTTGGGGAGGTTCTTGTAAGAGTCGCCAACGAGATCAAGGTTCCCAGTTCTTTCCATGAACTGGGCGTTTGTTTCTGTTCCCCCTCCACCGCTAGCGCCGCCTAGAGCTTTGAGGATTCCCTGGAGCGCAATCATCACCAGTTGTTTGGCGATGATCTCGGCTGCCATGTTGACGAAGGCTCGACCGATCTCAGCAAACATATCGGACAAGACTTCTTGTACGGTCTTGCTGCCGGTGACCAGAGCATCGACCGCACCAGCCATGGCCCCGCTGATCGAGCTCTCGACAGACTGGGCCAGGCTGACGATCATCCCTTCGGTGTCGTTAAGCCACTTCTGGGTTTGAGTGATATAGCTCTGTATCGGAGCTTGCGCAGCCTGCAGCTGCTGCTCCAAATTAATAATTTGGTTGACTTGATCGTCGTCAAAGCCTTTGCCCTCGAGCGCAAGCCGCTTTTGCTGGATTTTTAGGCGGTTCTCCTCTTCGCGTGTGACGGCCTTGGCAAGATCAAGCTCAATAGTCAGGCCGTCAATTGTTGCTTGGAACGACTCCTGCAGCTTTTTACGCTCCAGGGCACGCTTGGTGTCAAGGTTTAGAAGACCCTTTTCTAAACGGTTTTCTTCTAGTTGGATGCGTAGTCTTTCTTCAGCTTGCCCAAGACCTCTAGCCTTTATCTCAGCTACGCGACCAGCAGATTGCTCTACAAGTTTATCTATTTCTAACTCTCTTACTTTAGCTTCGTTACCTTCAACTTGAGCTGCTGCAAGTTGCCTTTCGATACCTAAAAGTTTTGTAGATGAAGCAAACTGAGCTTCTAACTGTCTAAGGGTACGCGCATCTCGTTCTTGTTTTGCAAGAGCAGACTTGTTGGACTTTTCACGCTCGGGTGTGTACTTTTTAATTAACCGATCGCGTTCTTTGTAAAAACGGTCGAGGTTACTCAGGGCTTGGTCGATAACGCCTTTGTTTGCTTCGGGGATTGCATCTGCACGCTCTCCCGCGATTGCCTCTGGAGTCAACGCGTTTGGATCTATACCCACACCGCCGCTGGATAGTGCAAAAGCGGATAAAATTCGATCCCACAACGTAACTGTACGCTGTGTTTCATCAGTTATTTTTTCTTGTTTTTGGAGAACGGCGTCTAGTAAGGCAGCGGAAGCCGCCTGACTACCTTCAAGTTCAACCTGCTTAAGTAGCTGGTTTGCAAGCTTATTTCCAATTTGACCCCGTAACCTGTCTATAGCTTCAACCGCACT